CTCTTTTGGCTGAAAGATAATGAGATTAAAACAGAGAAAGGAGATCCTATAGAGTTTGTGAATCGTAGGTTCTTACAGGATATTTATAATGACTGGACTCCAATTCAAGTGAGCCGAAAAGCATCTCAAGTCGGGTGGTCAACTATGGCTATTCTCAAGAGTGCTTATGCGGCTAAATACAAGAACTGGAATATAATCTACACGCTCCCGAGTTTTGGGGATGTAGGACAATTTGTTCCTTCCAAGGTAAATCCTATTATTCAAAGTAATCCGCAGTTGGCGGCTTGGACCAAGGACAAAGATACAATTTTACAGAAGCAATTCGGCAAAAGTTTCATTTATTACCGGGGAACTTTAAGCAAGAAGTCCGAAAAAGAGAAGGTGGAAGCGGGGGTAGGAATTATGTTTAGCAGTGATCTGAATATCCATGATGAATCAGATCGTAGTGACCAAGTAATTATGGAGCAATATGAATCCAGATTAGATGCTTCCAATTATAAAGGTCGGTGGTATTTCTCAAATCCTACTGTTCCTGGGACCCTAACTCAGAAACTATGGGAGAAATCAGACCAGAAACACTGGTTTATTAAGTGTCCTCATTGTGGTGAATTTCAATATTTAGATTATTACAAGAATGTAGATAAAGAACGAGAGATATTTGTTTGTCAGAAATGCGGAAAAGAAATTGATGATGAAACCAGACGACAGGGATTTTGGGTAAAGAAATACCGAGACAAGGACATCAGTGGCTATTGGATAAATCATTTAATCTGTCCTTGGAAATCGGCTAAAGAATTAATAGAAAAAGAAAATACTACCAGTAAGCAATACTTCCTTAACTTTGTCCTGGGACTTCCTTATAGAGGTTCAGATATAGTGGTGGATAAGCAATTAATCTTAAAAAATATAGTCTATGATGAGCCGAATCTCAAAGTTAAGAATGTTATTGGCGTGGATACCGGATTGACTATGCACTATGTCTTGGGCAATGAGCAGGGGGTATTCAAGACTGGAAGCACAAAAGACTGGGATGAGATAGAACTTTTAATGAAGAAGTATGATACATTGGCTGTATTTGATGCCTTGGGGGATTTAACCAAACCCCGCAAGTTAAGGGACAAATATCGGGGTAAAGTATGGCTTTGTTATTTTAAGAAAGACAAAGATACTCCTAAAGCAATTAAATGGGATGGAAAGGAAATGGCAGTCTATGTGGATAGAAGCAAAATTATTCAAAGAGTAATAGATGATTTTGTAGATGACAAATTAAAGTTCTATGAAATGACTCCCGAAGATTTAACAGATTATATCAAGCACTGGGAAACACTTTATCAGGTTATAGAGAAAGACACTCTGGGAATTGAGAGAAAGGTTTGGCAGACTGAGGGGGAAAATCATCTGTTATTTGCTACTGTTTATTTCTATCTTGCTTTGTTAAGGCGAGGACAAGGTGAATTAATAAGTTGGCAGAGGGAAGAAAAATCTAAAGTCCATAATCCCCAGGCCCCAAGTCCAAAAGAGGAGGCAAAAAAACAAGGAGTTAAAATAGATTGGCGAATATGATGAAAATATGTAAAATCTGTGGTAAAAAGTTTGATGGTAGTAAAGCCCGGTACAATCAATTATGTTGTTCTCCTAAATGTAGCAAAGAGAATAACAGGCGAAAAGCCTGGGAAAGAAGTAGAAGAAAATTAAGAGAGAAATATCCTCGGAAGATATGCCCACATTGCGGTAATCTCGTTCAGTTACATTTTGATTTAATCAAACAATGGCATAAAACAGTTGCGGCCAGATGTCCTAAATGCCATCAACCTTTATTTAAGATTGACAATGGATAAAAAATATGATACAAATAAAGAATGCAGATATGTGGTATATTGCCCATTTTGTAAACAAATCATTCTGAAACAAAGAACTGTAAATCAGGAGATTAGTTTGTTTTGTCCGAAATGCGGCAAATGGATAGAAAGAATACCCTTGAGTAGTTTTCGGGAAGTAAAAACTAAATAATCTTTAGGTGGAGTTCACGAACGAGAGCCTACACTTACGAGTGAAAATCTTTTCAAACTTCTTATTGGAGTTGAAAGATTTTTATTAAGCGTGGGTTTTTTAAATAAAAATATATGGAAGATACAAAAACTAATGAACTTGAAGAAACCGTTCTAACTGAAAGGCGGTTCTTGGAGTATAAAGCCAAGGATGATGACTTGATAAATGCTATCAATACTGCTGTAAAAGAGTCTATATCCTTAAAACAATTAGCCGATAAAGCCGGGAAAAGGAATGAAATCTATTGGGAAAAAGGAACAGATATTAATCCTGATGATATTCACCCTAAACGTTCCAAAACTGTAGACAATAGGATATTTATGTCAGTGGAGACTATTCTACCGATGATCACTTCCCGAACCCCCGAACCGACTATTATTAATGCAGGAAATAATGACATCAGGGAGAAACTCATCAAGGTTTTAACCTGTGCTTATGAAGTTAAACAGAAATTCAAACTCAAACTTCAAGCAGTGATTCGTCATTGGTTTATCTATAAAATCGGGGTAATCAAATATCGCTGGGATAAAGAAGAAGGATTTGTCACGGAAATAGTCAGACCAGATAAAATGGGATTTGACCCTACATCGCCAGATAGAAACAGTTGTGAGTTTATGTGGGAAAAGATGGAGGACAAAATGGAAGATTTGATTAAGAAGTTCCCTAAGAAAAAGAAAGACCTGATAGCCAAATACACCAAAGATAGAATGAAGTCCAAATTCAGTTATTTGGAGTTCTGGGGAGGTGGCGGAAAATGGGTGGCTTGGAAAATAGGATCAATACTTTTGGGTAAAATGAAGAATCCTAACTTTGATTATGGCTCAGAAGCTGAGGATAAAGAAGGAGAAGAAGGATATACACCAGCCATAGAAGGAATTAATAACCTTTTTAAAAAACCAGAGTTTCCTTATCTGCTCTTAAATGTCTTTAATTTGGGTAAAAATGTCTATGATGATACCAGTTTAATAGAACAAGCCATTCCCTTACAGGATGCTGTTAACAAGAGGAAGAATCAAATTTCAGACCTGACCGATGAGCAGAAGAAACTAATTATCGCTTCTTCCAAGTCAATGTCCAAAGAAGAACTGCAGAGTTTTATTAATAAATATGGACATATGGGACTTTGGCTGGATAAAGGAGAGATGAATGATATTAAGATTGAAGGTGGTAAGGCTGGAGCTGATGTATTTAATGACTTAGCCCAGAGTATCGGGGAGATAGACAATATAATGGGCGCTCAACCAACTGTCAGGGGAGAAAGCAAGGAACAGGAAACATTGGGAGGCAGAAAACTGTTGGCATCTGCGGCTTATGGGAGAGTAGAAACAATTATAATGAATGTTGAGAATCTGTTGGAAGATTGGTTTAATGCTTATCTCCACATGATTAAAGTTTATTCTATGGAAGAACTCGAATATGACAGTGGAGAAGCAGAGCCAGTTACTCTGACCAGAGATGAAATTCCTTCCAATGTAGTGGTAATGGTCAAAAAAGGTTCTACCTTACCAGTAGATAAAGTCGCCCGAGCGGAAATGGCAGTTAAATTAGAGTTAAATTAGCTCAATTCAACTTTATTGATCCTCTGACATTATTTGAAGAATTAGGTTATGGCAAAGCCGAGGAAAGAACCGAGGATTTATATGAATGGCTTATGAAAACAGGAAAGATAAGACCAGAGCAGGCAGGACAACCTGGAGCAGGAGCAGGAGTCGGTGGTGAGGATAGACAAAGGCAGGAATTGGCGGCATTAAAACAAATTATGACTTCTCCTGAGTTTCAACGATTAGATCCTGAAAAACAAAAGAAAGTGATCCAAAAGGCTCGGGGAATAATAAAGAAAATAAAAGGAGGTAAATAATATGCCATTTAAAAGTTCAGCCCAATTAAGAAAGTTCGGAGCAATGGTCAAGAGAGGGGAGATTTCCAAGGCAAAGTTTAAACAATGGAGAGATGAGACTCCCAATATTGCGGGATTGCCAAAACGGGTAAAAAAGAAAACATCAAGAGAAAAGTATAAAGATTTAATTAAAGGTCGTTAAAAATTAATCAGATTCTTATGTCGCAAGACCACTGGGAATCTTAAAAATATGCCAGAAGAAGTAGATAAAGACACTGAAGATACTTCAACAGAAGATGTAAAAGAAGAGGAATCAACTGAAGCATCAACTGATGAAGAATCGGTAGGTGACCAATCTAAAGAAACCGATAAACCTGTTACTGCTGAAGATGCTATGAACTTAGCTGTAGCGCTCCAAAAAGGTTATACTATGACTCGTCAGGATATGGCGTCAATTAGAGATAACCAGGAGAAAATCCAAGAAGCGTTGACAGAGCTTAGAAAAAGTAAAGTAGATGAATTTGGTGGGGATGAGGATGAACCTCTAACTGTCAAAAAGTTCCTTAATATCCAGGAACAGCAGCAAAAGGCAAAAACCAAAAGATTGACAATCAATTGAACGATTTAAGAGTTCAGGGGATTATCAAGACAGAGGAAGATGAGAAGGCATTGATGGACTTTGCGGTCAAAAAAAAGATTACCAATCTTTCTGAGGCTGCTACTCGTTGGAAAGAAATTGAAGACGCCAGAAAAGAAGGGTTAAAACAAGGACTTAAAGGTAAAGTCAAAGTAGACACAGGTTCTAAAATCGGCACTTCTAAAAAAACAGGAATAAAAGAGCAAGGGGTAGACCTTGGTGAGATCCGAAGTAAAAGTATTGAGGAACTCGCTGAAGAATAACTCACTCTTTGTCCTACATAGGAGGCAGGAGGTACAAAGGTCTAAAATGATAATAATATATTGAAAACATGAATCCAGATACAAATAGTGCTATCAACACAGCAAGTGTGGAAAAGATGGTTGCTAAGACAATTGATACTGTGATTAATAGCTCTCCTTTGACCTTGAAACTTTTAGGAAATCAGAAACCTTGGAGAAGGAGTTTTCCTTTCAAGTTCCAGGCCGGAATTGCTGGTAAATCTTTCGATGGGTTAGACAAATTCTCAACATCCAAGTCAGATAGCTTCCGAAAATTGGAGTTTGAACCGACTGGATATGAGGTTAATGTCGCTATTTCCCAAATGGAAGTTGATGTCAATAAGGCTCGGGAAAGGTATATTGACATTGTAGCCCGAGAGCTGGAATCCAGACAGCATGACATGATTGATGACATAGCAGATATGTTTTACACCCTCCAGACTGGAAAAGCCTTCTTAAGTCTTAAGGATATTTGTGATGATGACACTCTAACTACGAGTTATGGTGGGTTATCCAGAGACACTTATACCGGACTTAAGGGAGTTTACACTTCCAGTTCTACAGCAATGACTTTGGCTCTTTTAAGAACCAAATTCGCCGCTTGTACTCATGGAAACAGTAAACCAGATTTAATCGTTACCAATACATCCCAGTGGGAAGATTATGAGGTGTTAGTAGAAGGTACTTCTTCCTCTCATCTTATTCTTTCTAACAAGGGTTATCCGCAGTTGACCAGAACAGGCATCCTACCTTCAGTCCAGGCCTTAAAAGGACAAAGAGGTTTTGATGTTCTTTACTTCTCAGGTGCGCCTATGGTAGTCGATGAAAAATGTCCTTCGGGAGATCTGTATATGCTGAACACTGATCATCTTGCTTTCTACGCTGTAAAATCCACTGATCCTGACTACACAACTGTAAAGTTTGCCAAGGGATCTATTGAAGGTGTTTATTCCGAAGTTCCTAAAACTCACTTAATCTCTGATTCTCCAAGACACTTGGGGATGGAGGATACTTTTACCTAATAAAACTATGCCTTCACTTATTGGACCTTGGGTCAATGCGGGTGACACTACCGTTGTTGATAGTTCTAAAAAACACGAACTTGGATCAAGAGCATTTGACGAAGATGGAAACGAATATATTTATTTGCAGGGAGTAGCATCTACTGCTGCTGGAAGTTGTGTGACTTATGATGAGGCACATGCTACTACCTTAGCTATATCTGATGCTGTAGGCAGGGTAGCCATAGCAATGGCTGCCATTGTTGCGGATAAGTATGGTTGGTATCAGATTTACGGTAAAAATACTGCTGCTATTGCCGGTGCTGCTATTACGGCTGACAAACAATTATACCTTTCTGCTACAGCTGGTAGTATTGACGACGCTGATGCAGCGGGAGATGTTATAATTGGTATGATTTCTCGTAGTGCGGGAACAGCAGAAAGTAGTCCTATTACCGTTGAATTGAACTATCCTTTCGTTTGTGATGTTGCGATTGACTAAAGTTTAAGTTCGCTGATTCTCTTCCTCGTTGAAGGACTTTGCGGCCTGAGAGGAAGGGAAAACTGCGCACTTAAGCGTTAAAAGTCGTTTTATTAAAGGAGGCAGATAAATTATGGAAAAGATAATCAATTTCACCAATACTACCAATGAAGATTTCGTGGGTATGTATCATGGAGAAGAATTTCCTGTTAAAGCGGGAGAAACCAAGACTCTTACTGAAAATGTGGCCAAACATATTGCTGGTCAGTTAGCTACCTATGTTTTAATTAGGGACAAAACAGTAAAAAATTACTTAACTGATGCTAAAAGAGAACCGTTAATTAAAGAGATGCTGGGAGAGTTAGTGATTCCGGAAGAAAAAGAAGTTCCTCAGGAAGAAAAATCAGAAGAAAAAGAAGAAGAAAAAGAGTTTGAGGATTTACCTAAAAAGGTAAAAAAGCCCCGAAAAAAGGCTAAAAAATAACACAATTGTGTCTTTTTATGAGGATGGGAAAATAGCCTCCTTCCTGTCCTCATATGAAGCAAAGTT